TTTACTGATTACTATATCCGTAGCCAGTTTGATTTCCATAACCAGCTGTCGGTTTGCCGTCCCTTGAAGGTGGCGTATTGAATGTAGAATTATATCTTGCATCGCCAAACATAGAGCCAAATACTGGAGCAAAGGATCCATTCCAGAAAGATAATTGACCTATCCCGTCTGATTTTTTAACGGGATTATCTGTATCATTCCCGCTTGATCTATCTCCAACAACTAAAGCATCTAATTGTTTTTCGGCTTCTTCTCTAGTAATATAACAGCCAATAGATTGAGCAGTCCCCGCTTTAATAACAGAGTACCCACCAAGACAGTCGGGAGTATTAAAATCAATTGTAAAAGGGTGTGAAGCGTTATTACCACCTGAAAACTCCATTTTCTTTACTTTGCTGGGAATACAATTAGGAACTGTTTTGCCATCTTTTTCCTTTGTTCCTGCATATTCGTATCCTTCCCAACATGGTCCTTGACCTTTTTCTACACAATACGAACATTTTTCTGTATCTGAAATATAATGATGATCATTTCCTAAATCATCACATCCACACGTCATACATTTGCGAGCTTCTGGCTCATTTGCATATAAAGCTGCCATTTGAGCTTTTGCTTTTTCTTTAGAAGGATGCGTTCCTGCTACATGACCGCTATCTTGAGCCACTACTTTAAATTTACTTCCTTCTTGAATAATTTTATAAGGCATTTTTTAATTTAATCCTTTGCCAAATTTTTTCATGTGCATAAAATATAAATGTTTCTGTAACCAATTCAGCAGATGCAATAGTTGCAGCAATGCTTACTTGATGAGTTACAAAGAAGGCAATGAAAGAAACCATTATTAGATGAACAATGTACCAAGAAATAGTTTTTTTCATTGCCAACTTCTTCATATTAATCAGTCCACTCTGGGCGAACAACAGCCATGATTTTTTCATACTTACGAGTTTTCTTGTAAGCTCCATCGCCGTTGCTTTGGCTTCCGCTTCCATCAGCAGCGGTATTGCCTTCAAAAGTAACTAATTGCTTCTTATCATGTTGTGGAACATAAACAATTCCAACATGCTCTGTTGTAGTAGGATCTGAATCAAAATTGAAGAAAACAATATCTCCTGGCTGTGCTTGTCCTACTGGAACAACACGGCTCTTTTTTGCAAACCATTTAAAACCTGCTTCACATGAGGCAAAACCTTTTTTACCAGAAGCAGCAACAAGAGCACCATAACCTGCTTGATTAAAGCAATATGATACGAACATGGCACACCATGGCTGATTATTTAAACCATACCATTTACCAAAAATTGTATCGTTATTAGTACCTTCTTTATATTTTTCATCAACAAATTTTTTGGCGATTGCCAAAACTTCTTGTGCTTGTGACATGATACCTCCTGCATACATTATATCAGTATTTGAGCCACAAACAGGAATCGAACCCGTGACATCCATATTACAAGTATGGTGCTCTACCTACTGAGCTATTGTGGCGATTTTATTAAAAAATTTTAGATATTGCGTTAATAACAGACGCAATTCTTCCTAAATCTCTTAACTCTTCTGGCTTATATCCTTCTTGTTTTAATGTTTCATAATGTGCTTTTACACAAAAATGACATTTACCAATAATGGATGCAGCTAAAGCATAAGATTCAAATTTAACTTTAGTAGTTCCACCATGATTTCCAATTACATTCATTCTTAATTGTGCAGGTAATCCTTTTATATTCTCATCATTTATCATGTCAAGATAAGGATACCAAACATTATTTTGAGCCATTAGCGTTCCCGCTGCCATAGCAGCATTTTTTTCTACTTCATCAGATATTCCAGATAAAATAAAATTAATCAATTTTTGATTTCCTGTTGAAACTGCAGAAGCTAGTGCAAGGGCTGAAGCATATTCTGGATTAAAATAACTTCTATTAATTACTGCATCTAAATTAAGTTTAATATCTTTTGCATATTCAGGAAGTGATTCTTTTAATTGATCAACCCAAATCACAATGTACTTCCGCCAACTGGTCTATTGCATGCACAAAGTTCACCTGTCTGTAAGGCATCTAAAATACGCAATGCCTCATCAGCATTTCTTCCGACATCAAGATTGTTTACAGTAACATGTTGAATAATGTTTTCGGGATCAACAATAAATGTTGCACGATATGTAACACCAGAAGAATGGTGTACTCCTAAATCGTTTGCAAGTTGATGTGCGCTATCTGCAAACATCCATGAATTGGTTTTCTTAAGATCGTCATGAGCATTGCGCCATGCTACCTTACAAAATTCATTATCAACAGATCCAGTCATCAATACTGCATCTCTATCGTTAAAATCATTTACAAGTTTATCATAAGCAACAATTTCTGTTGGACAAACAAAAGTAAAATCTTTTGGATAGAATACAATAATCTTCCATTTTCCAGGAAATGAATCCTGAGTTAATGTTTCAAATGAACTTTCATCATATGCTAGTGCTCCTGGCTTAACACCAGTTAAAGTAAAATTACCTAATTTATTTCCTACTGTCTTCACATTATTCCTTTCCTGTAGGGCTATATGTATTACGATTTAATAAATCTTTTAAAATACTTTCAATATTGTCTAATCTTTTTTCAAGTCCTTCAGGACACATTATATCTCCTAATTAAAGATTGTAGATAGTGGAGCAATATCTGCACGTGGAATAACTTAGTTATTCCTCTCGGATTATTATATGTAACTATACCACCCTAAGAACACTATCTACAACCAGATTATATTGTACTAAAGAATTCTAAATCCGTCAACATTTACTCTTTGTAATATCTGTTCTTCTTGATCAATATATTCTGCCAGTTCATCTGGCATAGTACGTTTTTCTGGCATTCTAATAACACCTTTTAAGCGCCTATCTGATTCTTCTTTAAGTTGTTGTAATTCATCCGCAAAAGCCCCTGCGTATGTATGTATCTCCAATTGTTTATCTAAATCTGGTGGAGTTAAGCTAATACTATTATAAATTGAACCACACACAGCGTCAGATAAATCTTTTGAACCTTTTCTAGGGTGATCAATTTTATCTTTATTTATTCTTAATTGAAGTAATTCATCAATAAGTAATTGAATTTGTGGACCACTTATTCTTTCTTCTGTAAGGGCTAAAGACAAATCTTCGTAATGTTTTTTGGCTACTGATAATAATTCAGTTTTAATTCCATGAACATTTAATTGTTGCATCATATCGTGGCTATTCCATCTATCAAATGTAACCATTCGTAAATTAAATCCTCGTTCACGCAGTTCTAAAATATAATCTTTTACTTCTGTAAAATCTACTGACTTTGAAGCAGTTGGTGTCCAATATCTAACAGCATCTACAACAATTCTTGGAGCAGCTTCTTTTACCTGACCTCCAATTTTCATTGAAACCCATCCTGCCACATGGCTCATAGCAACTGCACAATGATCGTGTTTTTGTGCTAAGTCAACATGTAAAAAATATTGAGTTTCTGGTTCTGGTTTAAACCAATCTTCAAATCTGCCAAATCTGTCTACTGCAATATTTGGATTGTGAAAAGCTTTTTCAATTTTTTCTCTTGATCTAAAAAAGGCATCTGTAGCATCTGGTGGCATACAAGCAAAACGAGATAATGCATCTATTGGATCATCATAAAAAGCTGTTGTAAAATCATCAATTTTTCTTGTTGGATTAATTTCCCAAGTTGGTCTTTTCAAAGCAAATATTCTTGGAGTTTTATATGAAAGAATATGATCTTCTTCCCATTCAATTTCAAATTCATTCCCTTCCGTACCTTCTGGCAAATCTGGATCAATTTTAAACATGTAATGTCTTAATATAGTTTCTTTATCAGCAATAACATCATTGTATCTTTGTTGAATAAAATCATTTTTAAATCTGGGAAAGGAAAGTAAAATTAATTTACCGAAATCAGGAAAACGAGAAGTAATAGATCCTTTATACATTTTGTAAATAGCAGACGCTGTTTTAGCCTGTTCGTTTCCAGAAGTGGATTCTAAGTCAAAGCCTGAAATTTCATCAAGAACCACTAAAATAACGTTATAACCTTCCCAAGATTCTCTTTGAGAGTGTCCAGAGTGTACTGTAATTGCTTTATCAAACTCAACGCTAGCAACTTTTGGATCATACTTGCCAGCAAACCAAGGGCTTTTTTCAATACGATTTAAAAATCCCTTAAAGAAAACTCTTTTTGCTTGCTCTGCGTTAATAGCAATATTAATAATATCAATTGCATCTCCGCCAGGTTTTCCATAATATCTTGCAGGATCTTTTAAACATAATAATAAATATACAACATAGGCACAAGCAATAGTAGAGGTATAATCTTTTCCAGATCCTTTTCCCAGTTGCATAATAATTTCATTGCAAGTTTGTTTCCAACGTATTTCGGCTTCTTCTTCATTAAATAATTTTTTAAGTGTTTCTTTTTTATAAATTTGAGTTGATGCTTTAATAATTGTATATTGATATTCAGACAAAGGTGGTAGATTTAAAAAATTTCTACTGGTTACAAATTCTTCAATAGTAACTGGTTTTTCTTCAAACTCATCACTTTCAAGAGCATCTAAAAATGCATCAAAGCCAGACATTATTCCACATCAACTTGTACTGCTTCAATCTTCCCCGTCACTTCAGAAATTCTGCGAGCAACTTCCCATTTACAAGTCTCACATTTTGCTGTAACATCTTTTAAAATTCCAACAAGGACTTCTTGTTTTCTTTCTGTTTCAACAATTTGATCTGCCATAGAATTTGCTTCAAGTACGCCAGCCTTGTTAAGCATTTCAATTCTTTTTGCTTCAATATCAGCAATAAGTTTTAAAGCAGCAACTTTAGTATTTAATTGCCCAGAATTTTCTGCTTCATTTGCGGTATTCCATGCGTCTTTAATAAGCATTGCATAATGTTGATCTGCCCCAGCAAGAGCTTCTTTGGCACGTTCACGAATACCATTGTTGTCATGAATAATATCTTTCCATATTTTTATATGATTATCTACCTGCGCTCTAGATATACCCATAACGCTAGCAATTTGAGAAGGCGTATTACCTTTAATTAATTCAGAAACAACTTTATTCATTCTGTCAAAATCATTTGACAATTCTATTTCATTCATTTATGTCTTCTGCTCTTTTTCTTTACAATTCCTTTTAGTCTTTCAATATAAAAAGATCTAAACTCGCCAGTAGTATTGTCCATGCAATCAATCCATTGAACATCTAAATCTTGATTATGTACCCATTTGATAAATTTAAATGTGCCTCTTTGATTTTTAAATTTTAATGGAGTTCCTGGACCAATTTCATCTTTACCAAAATTTAATGTGTAGAATACATGAATATTCTCATTATGGTTATATGGAATACTTATAGTTTTTGATCTTCTCATCTATAGCCACCTGCTGTGGGAGCCCAAACTAACCCTGGCCTTGTAATTTCTTTTACAAGTCTTGCTCCGCAGCCATTACAATGCTGATTATGCCTATCGTCAATTTTAACATTTCTATCTTCTTTTGTCTTACATTCTATACAACTATATGAATAAATAGGCATAATATATTATATCTCTTTATCGTTTTTTTGTCCATAAGGCTTATTAAAAGAAATTATTTCTTCTTTTACAAATTTAGTTTCTTGAACTGTAGACCCAATAATATCATTAATATCTACTGGTATATCTTGCGAAGGCAATAAAGTATAAACATTAAAATTGCCCCTGTGGGAATTTCTAAAGATAAACCAATCCACAGGTTCTCCAAAACCATTATTTTTTACAAAATCAATCATAGTTTGAGCACCTTTTTTAGAAACTACATAACATAATGTAGACCAGTCTTGATACGCTCTAGCTATTATACTATTTACCTGATGTTCTTCTTTATTAAATCTATCATATTGATTTTTATCTACATAAATACTTAATACATCATAATCTGAAGGTACATTATTTAATGAATTTTTAAATATATCTATAAAATTATCATGTATATTGGCATCATCTTCAAAAATTAAAATATAATCATAATTAGAATTTAATAATTCTTTCCAAATTAAATAATGGCTGGCAAAACATCCAACTTCTCCAATTTTAAATTTGCCCCAAGAAAAATAAAAATCTTTATTGTTTTTAAGAAAACTATATATATTTTTTTCATTATTTGCATTTAATGATTTAATATTTAAATTTAAATGTTTAAACATTATTTTATCAATTTTATCTTTATTAATTATTCTTTTATCATTAATAGAAACAATAGTATATGGAATAATTTCTTCGTTATAAAAATCATCAAATGACATGCAACTTGGATCCTTAGACATCCTTGCTGAGATCTTATTCATAATTAATTCTATTTTATTTTTATCAATTTTATTTTTTTCACAAAATTCAAAAAATCTTGATTGAATTACTGACATTTCTTTGCTAGCCACGCCATGATTATAAGAACTATTTTGCGGATGAAATACTATATTCTTTGTATCTCTAATTATATATTTGTTCATATAAATAGCAAGAGATGACCATACATAATCTACGCCCCACCCAGATTTCATATTAAGTAATTCTTCTTTTGAATCAAGATAGTCCATGTATTGTTTAAATATTTCTACTAATTCTCTTTTAATAAAAAAGAACATTCCATCTGTTTGAGTAGAATAATTCATTCCATTCTTATATTCTTTTAAAGAACACGCTGACTCAGACCAAGCTTCGTGTGTAGTGTGTGGTGCATATAACCAAACATTATTATCATTCATAACATCTTGTGCATTTTTATATATATCAGAAAAATTATTTGATTTAATATCTGCAGCAAGCCAACAAAATATTTCATCTGAAGTATTCTCAATAAAATCTGTTATTGCAAAATGTAATTGTTTGTAGTACCATATCAAACCTAAATTATTCCACTTTTCATTTTTTGGAGCATCAGAATTGATAACAGAATAATTTGTAATTTGAGATTCTATTGAATTTATATTTTCTACAACATTGTTCCACACAACAACATAAGTTTTTATCAAAGACTCATCCTTTGTTTTAAGTTAGTAGAAGAAATTCCTTTGCTATATGGAATATAAATTAAACCAATATTTCTTTCGTCAAGCCAATCTTGATCAAATTGCATTTGTTTGTAATAATCTTTTCTTGCCCAATCGGAACCAATTACTACATAATCAGGCATAACAAATTCAATTGGAATTTTTGAATCATAATCTCCAATATTTGTTATTACTTTATCAACATATTTGCAGCCTAACAATACCGCTTTTCGTTCATCTAAATTACATACTGGAAGCTTTCCTTTTGTTTCTAAAATAAATTCATCTTTATTTACTGCAGCAACTACAGTTCCATTGTCTCCAGCAATTTCTTTGCATCTTTTTAAAAGATTAACATGTCCAGAATGGAATAAATCAAATGTTCCACCAGTATATACTATTGACATTATCTTCCTTTTAATATTCCGTATTTAATTAAAGCTCTTTGTATTGTCATATGACTGCATCCTGCTTCTCTAGCCATATCAATAATACCTAATTTCTTCACAACATATCTGTCGTAAAGCCATGTTTTACTTTCCCAAAGTTTCATTTGCTGCATACCACGCAATTCCTGTAGCATCTGCCACATTGTCATTTTCTGTTATCACACCTAAATTTTTAACAAAATTTATTGTTTTCTGCTTTCGCATTTCTCTTATCTTAGCTTTAATCCAATTGTCTGACCTATTTGGGTTATTCTTTTTTACCTCTTCTTTTTCAGCCTTAGTAAAATTTTTATTACCAATATAGGATTGCCATGTTATTGGATGAATTTCAATGACATCAATATTATCACTAATTAATTCACTCATAATTGTACCAAATATATATGCCATTTTTAAACCAGTAGCAACACTTTTTACTGATACTGCTGCTTCAATAGCAACAAAGTCGTAATCTATATGTCCTTTTAATGCTTTTATTTTCCTCTTGGCATCTAATATTCTTTCATAAACATCACTGCCTTGAAAAACTATTTCTCCCCATTTTATAGGTTTTTTATTTTGTATTAAACAAAATGCAAAACTATTAGTACTAGCATCTACTCCAAGTACCTTATAATCTTTAGGCTTTACCAGTTTCGCTAGAGACACTTTGCACCATTCTAATCAATTCATTTTTATCTTTGCCGTTTTGTAAAGCTAAACATTTATTACACACTCTAGATTCATTGTATCTACTTAATTTAGTATTACATTTTGGAGTTTGACAAGTACGCTTTGCTCCCTTAAGTCTAGCTTTGTTTTCATAATATCGTTCTTTAATTTTTAAATTAGTTGCAGTTCTACAACAAAAATCAGAACAATATTTTTGATTATGTGTAGTTTTAACAAAATCTTTTTTGCATTCTTCGTATGCACATTGCAAAATTTCATTAATCATTTTACTGCAAGAGCCTCAATTTCAATATCTCCATCTTCCATTTCTTTCCAACAAACCTTAGCAACTGGACAAGATTTACAAGAATAAGAAGATTTAGTAAAAGATCTTGTAGGTAGAGTTTGATCTTTCCAATTGTTATGAACTTTATTCATCCATTCAAAAATATCATTAATTAATTTTTTATTTTTATCATTCATGTTGACTGGAATAATTAAATATGTTTGATCATTTTTATTTTCATAATATAAAAATCCTTGATCAGCATTTCTAATTTTCATATAAATTAATATTTGAATTAAATGATTTGCTGTTGGTTGCATTTCTGATTGACGAATTAAATAAACTTCATCTTTAGCAGTTTTAATTTCTCCAATTACTTCTTTATTATTCCATTCGATAATAACATCAACAAAGCCTCTAATTGGCGGGGAGTCAAGTTTGACTTCGACTTCTTTATCTTTAAAGACTGTAGTCTTTCCCATGACTTTCTGGATGCGATCATGTGAATCCGAACCATTATCCATATTAGCCCTAGCCATAGCATCAAATTGGTCTTGAAACTCTGCACCATTAAAAGCAATGAACCAATATCTAGGACAGTTACCATAGCCATAGCCAATAGTACTAGGACTAAAAGAATTCTTCTTCTTCCATGACTGAGATTTTCCTGTTTCTGCAAGATACGCCTCCTCTATCATTTTTGCAAATTGATTTGCATCAAAACCATCATCTTGTGGTTTTTGAAATTTTAAATTTCCAATTATTTTTCTAGCCATTTAATTCCGTTCTTATTGGTGCAGATAAGTGCTTTCCACATTTAATACACTTTGTATATGTCATTAATGTAAATGGACAAGAAATTTTTTCTGACTTGTGTTTATGAAAAAATTTAAACACCATACCTCGCTGAATATTTTAATGCATCTACTAGTTTATCAAGAGAATCTGCAGCGGTATAATAAACATTCTTCTTTTTTGATGATTCTTGACTTTTTTCAAAAGTTGTATAGAATCTAGCCATCATAGAAAATTTAGAACTAAGGGCTTGTAATGTAACAATTAATTCTGGAGCTTTAGATGAAGGAACATCTGGTTTAGTAAGTAATTTAATGATTAAATCTAATGCTTTATCTAAATCTTTATCTTGCATAAATTCAGACATATCATTAAATTCTGTTACTTCACTTATTTGTTCAATAATACTTTTTGATTCTACTTTATCAAATTCTTTAGTGACCATTATTCTCCCAACAATCTATTAAATCTTCAAGCAAAGACCATTCAATTACTGCCAATCGAGTTTTTCTAGCATCGCTTCCCAATATGAGTTTAAGTACAGGGTGCTTGTTCCTATCAACCCGAAAAGTGTCCGTGCAAATTTTAGCCCAAATGGATTGACTAATTGATATTGATTTTTCATATTCTTTATAATCAACAACAAAGTTTCTCCATTGGGCATCGCCTTTTTGATAACTTCCTCTTCCACTATTTTTTTGTTGTTTTGCGCCATCTCTTTTAGCTTCTCCTCGTTCAGACATGTACAAAAGACCTATGACCTTGCGAACAATACCAAACTAATTCTGCTTTATCTGTATAATATTTTGATTCATATACATTTTCATCACAATATTGACATGGATATGTTCCAGTGGCTTCTTGGAAATCGCCTTCATCTTTTTTAGCACTTTTAGAATTTAAAAAATTTTCAAGATCTGTCATAGATTTCTTCTTTTAAATTATTTACTATATCTGCATTTTCTCTAAGCCATTCGAGTGCTTTTGCTCTACCTTGAAATCTTTCTTCTCCAATGGTATACCAGGCTCCTCCACGCTGAATAATTCCCATCATTTCAGAAACATCTAAAACTTCTCCCACTGTATCAACCCCAAGTAAGTCTCCTTGATAGTAGAAGTCATATTGTCCTGACAAATTAGGGGGTCCGAGTTTGTTGTAATCAACAATCCAGTTGACTGGACGACCCACCTTTTGTTCAATAATTTTGTCACCAACTTTAATACCAGATTTAATCGCATTTGCTTCAGCTTCTGAAGACCATAATTTAATGATCGTTGAAGAAAAGAATTTGACTGCCATTCCACCTGTTGGGATGTGACTGGCATGCATTGAACCAAATTGATTTCGCTGTTGGGAAATGAGAACGAGTAATGTGTTTTTGTTTGCATAATTTAACATCTTGACCGCATGGGTCATATCCTTTGCTTCTGCACCAATTTGTTTAGTGTCTTGTAAATGTTTTAATTCTTCGCCATCTTTTTCAAAATAAATGGCTGGAAGAAGAGCAGAAATAGAATCTACAACAATAATATCTACTCCTGCTTCCATTAATTGAACTGCAACGTCAACCATATCATTTATGGTTTTAGCAGGAGAATAGATAAGGGAAGAAGAATCTACTCCTAATTGAGTAGCCCAGTCTGCCGAATAAGATGCTTCTGAATCAATCCAAGCGCAAGTTTTTCCTTCTTTTTGTGCTTGTGCAATCATTTGTAAACAAAATGATGATTTGCCTGCTGATTTATTACCCCAAATTAAAACTTGCCTTCCAAAACCTAAACCTCCTTTAAGAGCGAGGTTGAGTCCTGCGCTTGGGGTTTGTTGCTTTTTTGCGTCCACTTCTGTTGCTAGCTGAACTCTTTGTCTTGTTTTTGGGTCTAGCTTGGATAGTATTTCTTCTGCTAGTATTGTCATTCAAACTCTTTTCTAATTGATATGCCAGTTCTTTTATTTCTTCCTTGCGACTGGATGCAAGATAATCAATTAATGAAAGCATGATTTTTTTATCTTTTGCTCTTATTACTAAGAGTGTTTCGCTTTCTATGCCATTTAAAATATAACAGTTGGACATATATAACCATTATACAATAAATTATTGTCTAT